GCATCTGTACCCTCAGTCAGTGTAACAGTATCCTCGTCGAATACCTGTGACCGATTGCTGTACATCACAATCACTAACTTCTTATCGCTAAGTTTATTTAGCGGTAGGAAGACTCGTGTTTTATTTTCAAATGTTCCACTAACAATACCACGATAGATAAAGAATGGTTTATCATCGTAAAGGTCTAACACAAGGTCAGTTTTTTTACCACTCTCTAGTGTTAATACACCATCTGTAGAACTTTGTGCTACATCAAACGATACAACAGCAACTTCGTTTTGGTTTGTTTTTACAATACAATGAAATTCATTACCATCAAAAAATTGATGCAGTAGTGTACCAGGCAACTCCCACTTGTACCAAGATCTATTAATCTCTTGATTACCTATACGTAAGTAACTAAAATGGTACAGTGTTGTTTCACCGATAGTACCAAAAGATACAATTCCAACGTCTGGTGAACCGACAATAGAGTCAACAGTAGTCGGTACCAGTTCTGGAACTGTACGTGTCTGTTCGATATGCTGAGGTGATTCCAGCGCACTAACTTTTAACAACTCATGTAGTTTAGTTGTGCTCTGTGTTTTAGAAATAAAAGCTGTAGTAGCTCCAAGTGTAATAGCTGGGTTTTCCATATCAGCTTCAAAGCCAGCTACTTTGTTAATTTTAGCAGTAGTAGGAGATAGAATATCAGAGTCAGTAGCTAGCAAATATTGACCAGTCTTACCGTACAGTAACAGGCCAGCTGCTTCTTTACTAACATAATTCAAGCTTGGGCTATCACGGTCAGAAACAGAAATATCAATAGGATCATCATCACCAGATGCTAGAGCAGATTTAACAAAGAAGTTGAAAAATTCTCCAGCACGACTAAGGCTTACATAATCTTCCGTAAGGAATCCAAGTCGGTTACGGTAGACAAACATGTCTTTGATATACCTGTTTGAGCCACCAGCGATAGTAATAAAATGAGGAGTTGGGTTAGTAAGCTCATCACCAACTAAACGGTTTTCCCAACTTTCCCAAGGACCAAATGAGAAACTACCGTCTGTGTTAACAGTCAATGCGTGAGGCATTGTGTTTTTGTCAATAATATATTTAATATTAGGACCGGTAGTTTCTACCCAAGCACCAGGAGTATAATCAGAGCCATCTTCAGTCTCATATTTTACATAGAAGTCATCAGCATTTGCATCTAAGCTGTTAACAACTTTAACAATATAATTATTTTTAACTTGGATTGGCAGGTCAGACACGTTAGTAACTTCATGTCTTAGAGAACTAATTGAGTCATCAGTTGGACCTGTAACAGCAATTTCAAATTGACGGTTAGCTAAAGTGCTTTTACTTTTAATATAAATACCGTTAGCGGATATATCAAAATCAAAGTGACTGCCAAAATTACTGTAATCAGCGACGAACCCAGCAGCAAGATACTGGCGATGCTCTTCTAGTGTTGTTGCTTGTCCACTACCAGCACCGTGTGTTGACGTGGCATCAATAACTCCACTTGAACCAAACGATGTATCTACAGTGCGAGTGTACCCAGCTTCGTGAGGTTCATTACCACTACTATCGTTAGATAACAAAGTAAGTGTAACAGTGAAATCTCCATCGCTTAAAACTTTAAAGAATATAAAAGCTTCATCAAATTTAGGTACGGTAGTTGTGTCATTTGTGTATTCTACCTTTTTGTTTGGGTTTAAAATAAAAGTGGTATCTTGAAAGGTAAAAATTTTAAGTTTAGAAAGATCTACCTTAGCACTACCACCAGCTACATCGTCTACAAAGTAATTGCTAGTACCAGTTTTAGGCTGTTTACTGGTATCAAAGGTTGGATAGCTTTCATCTGTATCATCTACCTCATCGTTATAAGTAGTGACAGCTGTGTCATAGGTAGTTTGAGCAGTGTTATAAGTAGTAGTAGGAGTACCTCCAAGGTCTGCTTCATCTTCATCAGTAGCCTTGTCAATTTTTAACAGCTCATACAGTTTATAACCAGTTGGGTAACTATCCATCAAAATGGGATATTCTGATGTTTTTTCTACACCCTTTTTGTAAGCAATAGCTGCATCACTGCCTTCACGAAACTCACCAGTTTTAAAGATAACATCTCCTACAGTTGTATCGGTTGTATGTAGAGTACCAGTCATGGTGTTACCGGCTCTGATGTAATCTTCGTTACCATCATTATCTACTAATACAGCAGAGTTAACAAACTGTTTAACATTGCCATTTGTGTATGTAGTATCAATAGCAAACAAATCAGTAAGTTGATCTACTGTTTTTAAATACTCAGTGTAGTAAGCTTTTTGAGCAGTTTGAAATGTAGATAGAGCTGTAATTTTTGCTGATAAATCTGTAGCTTCAGCGTCGATAGCGCTTTGATGTGTAGACCAAGATCCACTGCTAATATAGCTAGAAGCCATATATTCATCTAATTTAACAGCTCGTGGCAGGCCACTATTTTTAAACCAAAGGTTAAAGCTAATCCAATGTTTATCAGTAGCTGCATTATCGGAATAGGAGTAATCGTTAATTTGACCAACGTATGGTACACCATCAACGTTAATATCAAACCACTTCTCTGTAGCCCCGTAGTGCCTCGTAACGGCGGTTTGACCAGCAGGCATAGCCAGGCTACCACTGGGCACAGCAGGACGCCTTAGAGGGGCTTCTAGCTTTGCTCCAGGGCGTTTCATCAAACCCAGAGCATACTCAGGAAATGCGTTCACACAGTCACGCACTTCTCCGGGGAATTTTTTAGGATCTGGTTGCTGACTAATACCACGCAACAGGTTCGGTATTTTCTGGGTTAATGTTGTCATCGTGCAAGTGCTTTAAACGGTTGATAGCTGCTGTAAAAATTACCATTATCATTCCAACCAAACATTGAATAATCACCCTGGCGAGTTTCATATTCCATCAAAGCTGCCTTAGTTTGTTCTTCATCAATTGATAAAACTTGAATTAGATTGGTGTTACCAACAAGTTTAGTTGAGACTTTACGGGCAGACTTGGCAATGATGTGTGCTTGGAAAGCGTAAGGTAAATCGTTAAACCTATAATAGTAGACAACATCGCAATGGAGGTGATCGCCAGTACCAAGGATTGTTGCCGGGAATTTAAAGGCTTCCCTATTGTCGTGTTTGTGGTGGTATTTGTCATAGAGCTTACCATCTTTAATAATAATGGCAAAGTTATCTAGGTGGGCGTCTCTGTTAGCATCAATTTGTAGAATGTCATCAGCAACAGGAATCTCATCAGAGCTGTTGGGTGTAAACTCTACATCATGTTCTGTATTAAAGTACCACCCTTCTGATTGTACTTCTCTGCTTACATCTCTTAGAGTCTGCAAGACGGTATACACTTCTGGGTTTTGTAGATCCAAAGTGGTGACAGGGGCCTGTCCCACAGCACTTAGTATTTGATTAACTGCATCCAGTTCGGTGGACACTGCTTTATTAGGATTAGGCATGTCGTATAGATATAAAAAAAGGGAGCCCCCGGTTAAGGAGACTCCCAATGAGTAAAACAGAAAAGTTATCAGGCGATGTCGATAACTTCGTTTGTAGAAGTAGAACCGGTACGTGCGGCCAGCTCGGAAGAAGCCGAGATGGTGCCAGGAGTACCTTGAGTACCAGTGCGTCCACCTGCAGTCAGGGAGATAGCGCCAGCACAGTTCAGGTCAGAGCAACCCATAGCGAGACGGGACACGATCAGGTCACCCTGATACATGACACTCACGTCACCGTTAGTGGTCTGAACTTCAGGACCAATAGCTTCGACCACACCCACAGCATCGCGGTTGTAGATCAGAGCTTGAACAGAACGGTTGTCAGCATCGGAGCCGGAGGCACCACCATAGGTGTTGTTCTCACCGCTCACTGCTGCATCAAAGGTGCTAGGCAGATTGTTGGTTTTCAGGATCTTGATACCAGCAATACTGTACAGACCGGTGCCCTTTTGACGTGCTTCACCAATCTCGTCACGGTTGATCAGGTCATTGCTGTCAACGGTGCGGAGCAATTGATAATAGCTGGATGGCGCCATAACGGCCACACGTCCATCAGCAGGCACGTTAGTCTCATCCATACGCTGAGCAGCGCGGAAGAAACCTTCGACCATCTTGTCAGCGTGAGTGGATTGACCACGGCGAGCAGCGAAGCCAATCTCAATCTCGGTGCCACAGTTAACATTGGTGCCGGTAGAAGCAGCAACGTTACCAGGCTGGCGAGCAGCGCGGGCGATAGCACGGAAGATGTTCGAGTCATATTTATTGGCGAGAGCATAGCCCAATTTACGGGCGATTTCTCCGCGCAAATCATAATGAGCAAGAACTTCGTCAAGATCATAAACGAAAGTAGAAGCGACCAGCAGGTCATCCATGATGATCGTCTTTTCTGCCACGGCCAGTTTGTTGGAGGTAGAACCGCCTTCAGTGGTAGCACCAAGGATGGGCTTACCAGGCTCATGGTAGTAACTTTCGAGACCGCCCGTGAAGATGAACTGCATAGATTTGCCGTTCTTCAG